TTGTAGCTTATCTATGTTTTTCATAAAATCAGCTACACCTTTCATTGTACTGTTTTTTATGTTTATCCATATATTTTGAAACCTACTTGCAAATGCCTCCCAGTTATCATAAACATATAAAGCAATCGCACCGATAGCAGCAATAGCAGCTACTATGCCAAGTATAACAGGATTAGCAAGTAATGATGCAAATGCAGCCTGTACTCCTGTTGTCATAAATAAAATAGTAGTTCTTATAAGTTTTATTGTACCTACTAATGCACTAAATGTAGTAATTAACTTTCCTACTATAAATATTGCTGGGCCAATAGCTGCTACAATCAAACCAGCCTTAACTATAAAACCTTGTGTCTCCGGATTAAGTGATTTAAATCCATCTACTAATCTTTGCAATCCTGCGCTCAATGTAGCTACAACTGCCTCTAAATTTAATGTTTCGTTTATTGCTTTACCTAACTCTGCTAATGATGCTCCTACGTTATCTTTTAAATTATCAAAGGTATTAGCCAAACCACCATTTGCCCTTTCCAAGTTTCCTAAAGCACCTACACTTCTTTTAATAAATTCTTCACTACTTATTCCCAGTTCTCTAATTCCTTCGGCAGTTACTACACCAAACTCCTCTTTCATCACCCTGGCAAACTCTGGCAGCCTTTCTTTTATCTGATTAAGATCCTCCTGTGTAACTTTGCCAACTGCGCTTATCTGTGACAATGCCAATACTACGCCATCAAACTGTTCTGCACCACCTCCTGCCCTTGCAACGGCATTGCCAAACTGTGTAATAGTTTCACGAGCTGCATCGGCATTCATGCCTACACTTTGTAAAGAGGCAGAGGCTTTGACAACTTCGGGAAGGGCAAGCCCTGGATTCTCGGCAACTTTGCGGAGCCTTTCCATTTCAACTGCCGCATCTGTACTACTTCCCATAATGGCTATTAAACCATTTTGTAGTTTTTCAATGTCAGCAAAAGATTTTAAGGATGCTGCACCAAGTCCTATAATAGGTAAAGTAAGCGATTGTGTAAGCGTAGTGCCAATGTTTTGCATCTTACCGCCAAACCTCGACATACTACGCTCTACCTTGCCAAGTTCTTTGTCAAGATCAGATACATCAATGCCAAGTTTTAAATTTAGTTTACCTAATGCCATTATGCTTCTTTATCCCATTTGGCAAATATTGACTTGTCGCTATTTGTCAAACTTCTATTAGTTTCTTTCTTAATAGGATTCTCCCATGGAAACTCAATTAAATCTTTTGGCTTTAAACTTTTACCTTTTGCTGTGTGAACATTTAGTAATAGTGTAGTTTGCCATCTTATTCGTTCCCACTCTGTTTGCTCCTTTTGTTCAAATTGATTGTTATAACCTTGCATAGCTATAACAACCTCTTTAAAACTCATGTCGTAATATTGCGAAGGAGGAAACCTTAAAACTCCGAAACAAAAGCGTTCGATGTACTCAAGGGTAAGTTCTCCTCCTTCGCCACTACGTTTTTTTGGCTTTCATCTTCCGGTGGTGAAATCTCATTTGAAATCATTTCCATGATGCGAGTTATCCCTCCCATGTCTGTATCTACCAAGTCGCAGAAAGATTGCAAAGTGTAAGGGCATTTCTCCCCTTTGGCTTTGTAACCATGTTCTACACCGGTAAAGGCAAGTTCAAGGGCTAATAAGAGATCTTCTCCAAGTAGAGAGAGGTCGCTAAGTTTTAACTTCCTCTCTCTTAAAAATGTACCTAACACGAACATTCCAAATTTAATCGGAATAGTCGTGTTGGCGATAGTTATTGTTTTCATGTTAGGTAATTTTTATTATGCTTTAACCGTTTTTACAATAGCACCAGTCACCTCAAAAGATGCTGAATAGCTTGTATTTTCTTCTACACCTGCGTTTAAGTCTAATGATGTACAAATAGCACTCATTGTAAAGACATTGTCACCTTGCACATCTGTGGTAAACTTAATAGTCAATGCTGTACCAGATATTAAATCGGTAAAGAGATCATCAAATAAGTAGTTGGTGGAAGAATCGCCAGGACCTGCGTACAATGCCTCGGTAGACAATGTGCCGGAGAGCTGACCTTTCTTTACCTCTCTCCATCCTCCAGCTGCGGAATCCTTTGTCAAGATTTCACGCATAGCTGCGGAGATGTTCATTTGGCAGGATGTTGCGTAACCTATCGCAGTTGAATCTTTGTATAGGCGCATCAACGTACCATTAATAATGCCAGTAGTTGCCATGTTTATTTATTTTTTTTCGGTTTAATAATTCCTTCTTCTTGCTCTTCGTTGTTAAAATATGAATTAGGGACTGGAATAGGAATATAGACTGGATCTTGCTTAGTCTCCTCTTTCTGCGGCATTTGTTCAACAACAAAGCTTTCATCAAGTAATTCTGCAATCCCATCCTTTATCATTTGCTCACCATATTCAGATAGAAATACACCTACTTTACCTGGTGCCTTTCCATTCCATTCTTTTAAAAGTCTTAGTTTCATCGTTTCATTTTTGCCATAAAATCCATGCTCATCCAATATACATTTAAGTCAGCATTATAAACTTGACTATCAGAACTCATGTATTTTATTGTTTGTACAGAAATACTATTTACTGTGCCTACAAATCTGTCTAACCTATTCCGCACATTGTTTGCAAGTGTTTGTGTAGTTTCGTAATTGTTAGTATAAACATCAATTTGTAATGTTATTTCCTCTAAATTACTTTGCCCATCTTTAAAATCAACAGGCAAGCTATTTACAATAGTATATACCATAAATGGATATTGCACATTTTGTGGAGCAATGTCCGGAAAGATATTTAATCCACAAATACCTGTAACTGCCGCATCAGTCGTTAATCTCCCGTATATTACTTTTCCTATCATAATACTTGCCAGAATTTTTTAGGTCTCTCCTGCATGATAAAAATACATTCATCTCGCATTTGCTTAATAACTTTCTCCCTACTTAAATTCCTTGCTTTGACTACTATTTTATTATACCATGCCCTTGTGCTTCCATACACCATGTGAGCGTAAAATCCATTAGTTCCTTCACTGCTATTAATACCTCTGTTCATTGTATTTCTTTTATACAATGGCCCTATTGCTCCAACTGCTCTTTTGTACGATACAAGATTTTTAGATAAGTCAATTATTGATTTTCTTAAATTACCCGGTTGTACCCACATCGATGCACGATCGTTTTGTTCCCAACCTTGCATCTTTTTATTTTTAAAAGGATTGGTGCTTATTCTGTGTGCTTTGCTACTTACTGGTACTAATGATTTATATACTTCTAATGCAATCGGAGTGGCTGAATCAATCACTCTGCTTCTTTCAGTCACTGTACATTGTTCCATTAACTCTGCAAATTCTATCACGGAATCTGCTAAACCTACTACACGAAGACTCATGCCTTGAAAACTCCTCCTGCCAGAATAATTAGACTTTTGAAGGTTTTTAAGATGATTTATTTGTTTAGCTGATAAATATCCCATTACATATAGTTTTGAGCAAATGAACAAAATAAATGTAAATACATATTATCCTCACTAATCTGGACATTCTCTATTTGATAGTATTTGTTCATCCAGATAATTCTTTGTTGCTCGTTTATGTCTGTCCTATAACGACAGGTTACCCTCACCTGGCTTAATGCTGTTATCTTGCCTCCTTCTACCTCTTCCTTGTTAATTCCTTTATAATCTACCACTGCCCACACCTCCGCTAAATTACTCCATGTCTCTGTACCAAATCCACTGGTAGTAACAGAGCGAATAACACTCTGCACTATTATTCTTTCTCTTAACTTTCCAATCTCTTCCTTCTTGTTATATCTCATTAGAATAGTTGTACACGATATTGATCAAGTAAATACTCTGATGCAGTTGGTAGTTTCTTTACATAGTCCTCTCTGTTATCATAACCATCTGCTACCATCATTAACACTGCTTGTCTAATCTGCATTGGTACTCCAGATGGCTCTGTGCTATATCCTGCTGTGTAGGTAATTGTCACATCATTTATATTTCCGTAAAGTGTTGGCCATGTTGATCCGTAAGCAAGAGATAATCTGCCAGGCTTCAAAAAAGTATCTAC